CTCTTCTGTTTCTAATAAATCAGTAGGAGCAACCACTGAATTGTCTGTATACATATATGGGTTTTGAACCTTAACACCTTCAAACTTATCACCTAGTTGACCCGGAATGTAACTCATATCAGGTGCAACTCCATCACGAATAGCCATGTATGGTGCTTCTTCATATATATTGCTCAATCCTGGTGTAATTACATCATCAATTGCAGCTTGATCTAAATTAATACCTACACCTGGCATAACATTATCTTGCACAATGTCAGTAGATAAGTTATTAACTCGATCCATTAACACATCGTCATAACCTTCAGCTAATGCTGGGTTTAATGCGTCTATGTCTTGCATAGTCATTGCAGTGTCTTTAAAACCTGAGTTAATAAGGTCACGAGTTGCTAAATCTTGAACACCTATAGATGTTGCTCCTGATGCTAATCCACTTGCCGCAGCACCACCTGATCCAGCCCCTGTTAATGTTAGCCCACCTAGTGTTGGTGTAGTCATAGAGTTAGTCGCTACACCCTTGCCTACATCAAACAAGCCACCTTCAAAACCACCACCAAAAAGCCCACCTGTCAAACCACCAACAGCAGCACCTTGCACTGGGTCTTTACCCATTGCATAGGAAGTGACAGCTCCAATCGCAGCTGGAACAATAAAATTCCACATTACTTGCCACCTCCTGAAGATTCTGTTGTAGACACTTGACCCATAGGTGCGCCATATGCAGCACCAAGGTATGCAGAAAGTTTTTGATATGGTTTATTTTGTTCAAAGTCATATCTAGCAATATCTGATTCTAATGCTTGTCTTTGGTAATCTTCAGACATTTGACCTATATTTAATAATTGATTTATATCTGCATAATCAGCTTGAGCCATAGATGGTGCTAATTGTGTTGCTCTTTCTTGTGCTGCTCTTTCAGCCGCATAGTTTTGATAAGCTAGTTCTCCAGCTCTGCTTGTCAACTCTTTAGCTAGATTGGTAGATGCTCTTGACTGTAAGTCACCCATTGCACCAGAACCATAGCGACCAGCTCGTGAACTTTGAGATGCAATGTCTTTTAGAGCGTCTTGGAACTGTGTAGTAGCAACACCTGCCGCACCTTGTAGTGCGTTAGCAAAGTATGGATTGAGACCTAAATTTTGACCTTGTATTGTGTTTTGTAATTGTTGTTGAGCCGCTGGCACTAATGGATTACCAGCTAATGCTCTATTTTGTGCAGCTTGTAATGCAGATTGAGTTTGTGATGATGGGTCTACATAGGTTTGATATGGATAGTATTGTGGAGTATCTGTTTGATATAATGCTTTAGCCTCTTCTAAACCATACTCAACAAACGGTCTAACAGTAGGGTCTAATTGGTTTTGTGTAGTTTGTGTGCTACCTCCACCACCTCCTCCTTTGTAGAATGTCAATAATTGCACCATTCCTGTTCCAAAGAAGATGTTGAATAGTTTGTTAAACGATATCATAATTTATACTCCATTAATGTATATTTAGGTTTCATACCCCATTTTCGTTTCCATAAACGAACTATGGATTCTTTTGCAGTAGAACCTTGTGCTTTAGTTCCACCGTTATTCTTTACCCAATTAAGAAATTGTTCCCAACATCTGTGATCTGTATAACCACCTATATAAGTGATATATGCCACTCTGTCGTTAGGATACATAACCCATTGGACTGTAAATGCACCAAGACATTCTTTATCCTTTAGTATTAAGAATAGTTCTGAATTGCCTTGTGAGACAAACTGTCTTAACTGGTCTAGTGTAAATTCACCGTTACCAGTATCTATAGCTCGTTGTAAATGTTTTTCAGCTAAATGCCAAAACTGATGTATGTGTGTAGTAGGAACTACGAATAGGTTAGTTTCCATGATACAAATCCTAGAAATATACTACCCTATTATAACATACCCATATGTGTTGTTTGATGTATTATTAGCAAAGTGTGATACTGTTGCTTGTCCGTTTTGCTGTGCAGACACATATACATTGTCCATGCTAAATGGTGCAATGTATGTAATATTTATTTGTGCAGACGGTATTGCAGGTCTTGTGTAAGGTGTTGTCGTTGTTGCAGTAAAATGTTCAAGAGAAACATCAGTCGAAGATGTTGCTCCTGCTATCTCGATATAATCACCTGCTGTTAAATCTAACACATGACTTGAAGTTCCAGTTAAGTGAGATGGGTCACCATTAGACTTTCTTGCAGGCAAACCAAATCTCTTTCCTGAATCTGCTTCATCAGTTCCATTAACTCTAAACCATACATCTGCGTGTTCTCCATCGTTATTAGCATTTGCTAATTGCAATGAAAATAATACTTTATATATGCCGTCATTTCTTACATATATTCTAGATGTGTTACCTGTATCTAAATACACTCCATTAACTTCATGTTCGGTAGTCCATTCAACAACTGCTGTATTACCAGCACTAGGTGCTAACTGATCTGTGTTTTTAGTAAACTCACCATAAGGTGCTGTAGATGTTTCTGCTGCATCACTAAATGGAACTAATAGTATTTTAGAGTCTGTAGAGATACGCTCATTGTATATAGTCGTTGTTGTTGCCCAACTTGTATCTAAATCAAATGTGCCTGTGCAATTTAACTTACCATTTAATATTTGATTGGTAACTTCTGCAATTTCACGAGTATCTGCATACTGTGGTTGTAATCGTCTAAACTGCATTATCTATTACCTTGAGTTCTAAAATCTACATCAATACTAGATGCGTTAGTCCAGTTTCCTGTTGGCGTTATAGAGAACCTATGATAACGACCAGCACTTCTAACACTTGCTCGACCTTCTGATGATGTTGTAGATGATGAACCAAACTGTATGTTATCATCTAGTTCTCGTCTTGATGCGATCTTAATATTAGCACTACCATTATCTATTTGTGATCTAACTAAAGTTGCTACAGAATTGTATCCAACTTCTATATCTGGTGTAATAATTTCAGAATTGTAAGTTGTGCCAGTAAAGGTAACAATTTTAGTATCTTGAAATCCTGCAAATAAGAACTTACCACCAACCCATAATCGACTGTCTAGTGATGCTGGTATAGTTTCTAAATCGGTGTATCCTAATACAGTCTCTAAACCTTCTAATGTATAACCAGTTGTAGATATAGTTCCTACTCCTGTAGAGTCAGTAGTTACTCTTGACCATTTGTTTAGTTGCCAGTTGTATATAAGAATACTGCGACCACCATCAACATTTTTATAGTTCCATACTACTAATTTTTTAATAGGGTCAGCCGCAGCAGACATAGTTCCTAGTGATGTTAAATCAACATCATCAAAGAAATATCTATCTACTTTTTCTGTGCCAATCCCTGTTACTGTCTGACCATCACATTTATAAAAACCGTCAGCAGATAAGAAGAATGATGTAGCACCATATTGTGCTATAGAATTACCTTCTAAACAACCTAAACCTCTTGAAATTGTGTCAAACTGAAAGAATAATGGTGAGCCAACATAAGACATACGAACAATAGATTTTTCTAAAAAGATTAAACCTATTTCACCACCAGTTAAGCCAGTAATATCACCACCATCAGGGATAATCTGATAATCTGATTGTGATGTTGTGCCACTTGTCCATGTAGTTTCATCGTTAATATCTGACCATTGAACTTTGTTTGTATCTACACTTGCATTTAAGTTAGCAGTGACTACAAAGTCACGAACTACAGTGACATATTTAGCAATCGGTGCATTTGTATCTAAATCTGCAAATGCAGATGATGCTCCTATAGTCCATGATTGTAATTTAGATTGATTGTTAGCACCAATAACAACTTTACCAAATTGTGTAAAGTTCCATGTGCTACCAGAGTAACCACCAGATTTTGATACATCGTCTACAGATAAATCTGTTGCATCAAGTTTAAACAATTTACTTGCACCACCTGCAAAGATAGCTACTTCATCACCATATTTAGCACCAAATACAGAATTAATATTTTCAGATGCAGCTTGAGAAAAGTCTACTGCATTATTAAATGGTGCATAACCTACGCTTGTAGGGTATACATTCTTTGCATCTCTTAATGATGTTACTGATGGTTGGTCAGGCAACCATTCTTCAAATTGTATTCTAGTTGCCATAATTTACCTTATAATTGTGAATGAAACTTCATCATAGTCAGTTAAATAACCGAAGCCACTACCTCCATCAGCAAATATAGTTTGGAAATTAAATGAACTAGCTGTTTTTGTTGGTGTGATACCATGACCACCTGCTGCAATAAATATTGCATTTAAATATACAGTTCCGTTATTAACAGGGTTTTCACCACAAGTTCCAATAATACAATAGTTTGCATCAGGCATCGCTTCAGTAAATGTTACTGTATAAACACCTGTTGAGTTTCTAACAATACTTGCAATATTACCTTGTGATCGAGGTGTGATTGTTCCTGTTAATGTTCCATCAAAGTTAGCAAATGCTCTTGCTCCATAATATGGTGCAGAACCTGTTGTTTCTGTAATACCACCTGATGTTCCCCAGCTAAATGTGCCATCACCATCAGATAATAATGCTTGTCCAGAAGTTCCGTTACCACTAACATTGAGTGCATCTGCACCAACTGCATTGTCTGCAATTTTAGCACTTGTTATTTGATCGTCAGCAATATGTGCAGTATCTATAGAGCCATCTACATAGTGTTCTGAATCGATAGAATCATCTGCAATTTTTGCATTAGTGACTGCATCTGCATCTATATCAGTAGTTGCAATAGTATCTTTAACTGCTAAAGCACCTAAACCTAAACTTGTTCTAGCACCAGATGCTGTTGATGTTCCTGTTCCACCAGATGCTATAGGTAATGTATCACCACTAACCCCAGACTGAAAGTCTTTAAGGTGTGCCATAACCTCACGAATTGCATTGTTAATACCTGAAGGCGGACATGATTCAGCAATATTAATACCATCTATATCGGTATTGTTAGCTGCGGTTGAATCATATTGAGATATTTTTGTTTTTGCCATGTTTTATCCTTGTCGTAACCATGTATTTGATTCAGGTGTATCTTCCACCCATGTTTCACTTCCAGTAGATGATGCAGTCCATGTTTCTGATCCAACTGCACTATCTGTCCATTCTTCACCTAATATATACCCTGCTGATGATAATGTTCCGTTTGCATTAATCACTGCATCACCAACAAAGATAGCATTACCTAATACTGATACATTTGCAGTTGTATTGATATTTCCAACACCATCATATTCAACACCACCAAGACCTG